GTAATGGCTTGGGTTGTTTACTGGGTCTAACTCTTTGGCCTCTTCTTCAGCAGGTTTAGTCCAATGCTCTAGTCCCGTTTTTGTCGCTTTGTCCCACTGTGCAGGGGTTACATCATTAAGTCTCATCGTTATCATCCTCTGTGAATAAATCTCTGTGTCTAATTAATCTATCTTCAAAAGCCTCTAACAAGTCCTCAACAGAAATGTCTAAGGTTTCAAGCACCAACACTGCATCGTACTCTCTTGCTACGGCCTCCTTTAGCTCCTCTAGTGTATGTGACATCACTTTCCCTCTACATATTTAACAAGTTGCTGTGCAGTATGCAGGGTATAATGCTTAAATCCCTCCTTGTCGCACCACTGCCCCATCGTTATCTTACCACCCTTACGAATCTTCTTGTTAGGGTCAGACAATAAGAATATCAGTTCCCAATCATCTGGTAATATTGTATCACGAATTGACTTGTATTTCAAGGTGTCGCCGATACGAAAGAATCCTTTTACCTCAACCATGACCTTCTTATCTTCATGCACAAAGTCTGGCTTGTACTTCCGGTGGACAGTGTAAGGGACATCGTATGGCTCATACAGAAACCCCTTACGCCTGACCTCCTTGGAAAACTCTTTCTCAAGTGCTGACCTAAACTTATTTCTCTTTGGCTTACTCAATTTCTATCTCCTGTACTCTAGGTTCGTTGACTACCTTTACGAGAAACTTTGGACCATAAGAGTAAGCAAAGGCGCGTAAGTCTGGATAGCAATGCTTTTTGTACTGGCAATACGAACACTTTATACCCAATTTTAAGTTGCCCGATTTTCCATCCTCTACTGAGGAGGAGCAGAAGGTTTCTGGCTCTTCCAAGCCTACTAGCTTTTTTACATCGCGTATGCGTTCCGCTATGTCCCCCTTTATGTACTTGTATATGGGGGCTTGGGTATCATCCAAGTCATACTTAAGCACCGTCAGATGCCCGTTCTGTTTGTCCATAGCCAACCAAGCTATCTCGCGCTGTCCCTCTGAGTGAGCGTAAGCCTTTAACTGGTCAACGTAGCCAAAGGAATCGTCCATAGCCAGTGTACCATCCTTGAACTTTTTGAATGCGTAGGAACTAGCGGATTTAACATCAACCACAACACCGTCTATCTTGCAGTCCATGTGACCCTTGATGCCTTCTACCTCGCATACCTTCTGCTCGTCAGTCACCGTATGTCCTGCCATGCGCGTCAGGAACAACAGCATCTCCTCAATGATATGCCCGTACATAAACTTAACGTATGTGTGCGGTTTAATCTTATCTGCTGTCTCAGTGCCGTTAACTACGTTCCACAGGTATCTGTCATCCCTACCGATGTTTGACAGGCGCAAGGTTCGGGTGTCACGCTTCCTGTCCCTAGCGAACTCTGTACGCATAAGGGCTTTTACTCCTTCACCGAACTTTTCAATCTCCGCTTCTACGTCAACGGATTCATCTGCCTCTTTTGTCTCCATCAGGCGGTATATGTCATCTACCACTGTATGTATTGTTTTATTCATCTTCTATATCCTTGAATGCTTTAATCACATCAGTTGAGAACAGCTTTTGTAGGTTGACCAAGTACATACGGCTAGCATTGTGGTCACCCCCAGACACCGTTCTGAACGTGTCCAGTTTGTTTACAATCTTCTTTAAAACATCCGTCTTAAATACTAGGGTGCAGTACTCGTTGTCACCGATACAGAGATTGTGAAACCAATAGTCCGATTCCGTGGCCTCAATGCCTGACGGCTTTCCCCATGACTCGTATTCAACACAGATGTTACCAGTTTTCTGCCACAAGTCCTTCTCAGATTTAACCTCTATCTTTTTGTCCTGTAGCATCTCAGCCACCTTGTCCTCTCGTACTGAGCCATAGGCTAAGTCCAAGTCAAACTTCTTTCTGTCTACTTTAGTGGGTTTCACTCCAGTTACCTCCGATTTTGTATTCGCCTGTAAGGGGGCAGTTGAGTTTGTAGTGCAGTCCTGCCGCTTCAATGCAACTAACGGCCAACCGTCCGAAAACCTCTGCCTCCGCTTCTCTGACCTCTGTCTGGATTTCATCGTGTATGTTCCCTATAAACTTGTAGTCAATGTTCCAAAGCTTTGCGTATTCATCTAGTAGGCACAAAGCTTTCTTCATAACAATAGCACCTGCTGACTGTAGTAGTGTATTCAGTGCTGAGTGTTCTGAGCGTACATTGACCCTTCGCCCATCCAATCCGAAAACATAACCTCTTCCTGATGCCAACTTAACTCTCTCTCGTAAGTCTCTAAGAGATGGCGTGTTTGACAGGAATTTCTCTTTAAGTTTTCTACCATCATTAGCAGTTCCTCCAACGATACTTCCGATTTTAGAGTCTCCTGCTCCATATAGGAACGCATATATAAAAGTCTTCGCCTGACTTCTTGTGTCAACACCACTAGCAAGTTGGTTTGCTGTATGAATGTCTCCATTGAGTATTTCATTTGTGTAGTCCTCATCGTTCATGTAATGTGCAAGCATACGTAATTCTAGCCCACTGGCGTCCATGCCCACAACCTTGTAGCCTTCCGGTGCAATCCAACAGGCGCGACACTCAGTGCCGTACTCTGCGGATACGCTAGGGATTTGACCCATGTTGGGACTAGAGTGCGTCATACGGCCTGTCACAGCACCACACGCATTGACGTACCCATGTACTCTACCGTCGTTCTCCACTGCATCTAGCCAACTCTGTACCTGCGCGATACGCTTCTGTAGCATCAGGTACTCGCCAATCAGAGATGCCTCTGGTATTCCCTCCACTTTACTCAGCACGGCCTCGTCAACAATGGCGTGTCCTTTCTCAGTGAACTGAGTAGGTTTCCAACCAAAGTATTGTAGGTAGCGTCCTATCTGCTGTCGAGAACCCAAGTTAAACACTGGGTAGTCGATACGGCTGAAGGGAGCGACTGCGGTAGTCCACTGTTCGCCTAGAAATTTAAGCCCAACAACCGAACACGTACCATCTTTCTTAACCTTGGGGGTAATCTCTTTGACAAATGTTGGTAGCGGTTTGAAAGTCTGTAACACTTCATCTTCCAATTCATACTTCTTCTCCTTTAATTCTGCTAGTAATAAGAACGCTTTCTCTTGGTCTAACAACCATCCGTTCTCGATTTGTTTAGATATGATAGCCTGTACTCTATGCTCAAGCTCAACGCTTTCGCTTCCAAAAGTAGAAAGCACACCTCGTAGCGCGTTGTACACTTTGACATTAACGAGAACATCTTGCTCACAATACTCCACCATTTCTGGCGAAAAACTATCCCAATCACTATGTTCACCCTTTGGACAACCTAGTAGGCGTCCCCAGTTTTCCAATGAATGGCCACCCTCACGCGATGGGTTGCCTAACCTAGACAGCACTAACGTGTCTGTCAACTTACACTTACTGAAGTCTGCACCCAACAGTCTTTCCAGAACGGGTATGTCGTAGCCCAGAATGTTATGGCCTATCAACTCGCACTCACCCTGCTCCTCTAACCATTCACCAAAGTATCCCATCTCAATTCCACTGGGGGTTATACTGTGCATCTTTTCTGTACCTAACTCGTTAATACAGATACACCATACCCTAGTAGGATTAAGACCGTTGGCCTCTATGTCAAATACAAACTGCTTCACTAGAACTCCTGCTTATCGTCAGCCACAGGGCAGGTAGTCTCAAGCATACGTCCTGTATCCTTATCGTAGTACAGGTAACAGGCGGGTCCAGTTAGCCCTGCAAAACGATTCTTAAGTACTCTGACTGTGGTGGTGTTACGTACCTGTGGGTCAGCATTCTGTTGGTCACGTTCCAAGCCTATGACCATATCGGATAGCTGTGCGATAGATGCAGAACCACGTAACTCTGCCAAGCTAATCTGACCGCCATCTTCATGCGCCTTACCGTTGGGTCTGCGTAGGTGCGACACTAGGAACAAGCCTACGCCTGTCTCCTGAACCAATTGTCGTAGCTTGGTCATAATACTGTCGATAGCCTTACGCTCGTCACCTGTCTCTTGGTCTGACACTACGATACTAAGGTGGTCTAGGATAATCCACTTGCAGTCTAGTCCTTTAGCCATGTAGCGAACCCTAGACAACAGGTTGTCCTCGCACGTAGAGCCAAAGTGGTCAAACATAAAGATACGTCCTGTACCCATCGTTTTGTCCCAGAATATCTTCTTATCTTCCCTGCTGAAGTCTCTGCTCAAGTGTAGAGTTTGATTCGCTTCAATGCTCATAATCCCTAGCGCAGTCTTGGGTATATCCTCCTCAAGCGCGAGTATACCAATGTTGTCATTAGTCGCACCTAGTAGATAGTGTTCCAACTCTCTGACAATCTGTGATTTACCCATGCCCGAACCACTGGTGATTGTGACTAGCTCCTTCTCCCTGAACCCGTAGGTTAGCTCGTTAAGACACGCCCAAGGATAGGGTATAGACTTAACTTCCTCCTGCGCCACAATGTAGTCCCAAGTGTCCAGACCCGCGACAATCCCGTCTGGTCTGTACGTCTTAGCATTCCACCATTCCTTGATGAATCCTTGTATGTTACGCTCCTTCAGCATCTCACCTGCGTCCTTGACAGGTAAAACAACATTCTTGGCCTTGTTGGGTGAGAACACATCTAACACGGCTCTTGACGCTTCCTGCCCTGCCTTGTCGTTGTCAAAGCATATAACCACGTTGTCAAACGACTCTAGCCATTCCAAATTGGCCTTGATGTCCTTAACTGCGCCTGACGCTCCTGACCGTATAGATACCACTGGCCATTTACCGTCAAACATCTCAGAACACGCCAATGCGTCAGCCTCGCCCTCAACCACGGTCACGTACTTACCACCACCCTTGAACGCTTGCTGACCAAACAAGCCTACATTGTCAAACGTACCGCTA